CCCCTGCCCCTCCCCTTGACGGGGAGGGAATAGGGTGAGAAGATTTTATAGAGTCGCCTGCGTATTTTTCACGATGATCTGGACGCTCGTCGCGCCCGCGTCGTTGTCGTAGTAGCCGGTGAAATCGAGACCCACGAGAATGCCCTTGGGGCCCGTGATCGCCGGCGAGTTCTGTACATAGGCCAGCTCGGAGACCAGAAACTGCGTATATTCATTCCCGGCCGATCCCGCTCCGGTCCCGCGCGTGAGCGTGATCTGGAGCGCACTCTCGGTCTTATTGATCGACTTGTTCAGCAGCGTCACATCCTCGAACAGCGCGGTTACTTTACCGGATACCATACCCATGCCTTCAGGAAGCGCCCGGCGTTCGCCGTTGCCGCCGATGACATAGATCCCGCCGTCGAGGCCGTTGTCGATCGAGAGGTCCACGTCCGTGACCATGGCGATCGCTCCGCCGCCTTCAGTGATCACCGCCTCGAACATGTCCCAGGGCACGTGGCCGTAGTCCACCGGGGAGGCATGGAAACTCGCCGCGCCGATGGTTTCTTTTTTCCCGATGTAATCGTATGTCACGGGGATGATCCCGGCCGCGCCGAACTTGAAGGTCGCCTTGTTGACCCGCACGCCGTTATAAAGAAAATACTGCGGCGTGGTCAAATCGAGGAACTGCTTCTCAAAGCACATCGAGACCGGCAGCGCGCCGATCTTCATGGTGTGGACGTAGGGGTTCGCGCCGGTTGTCACGTTCGCGCCCATCAGGTGTTTAAGTATCTTCGCCTGGAAGGGGTTCAACTCCGTGTTGATCGCGCCCGCCACGTCCTTGTTGCCCTGCTTCGGTATGGTCAGGTTCCGATTGCCGCGCATCACCGACGTGCGGAACAACTCGCGCTTTTGAGTGAGACTCTCGCTCAGAAACGGCAGCACCACGGATGCGGGCGAGCCCGGCGGCGTGCCGAACACGGACTCGACGTCGTAAATGATTTTTGCATTTGCACCGGTTGCCTGGGGCATAGGATTTTCCTCCTTGGAAAATCAGGCTAAGGCTGCGGTTTAGGTTGAGGACTGCTTAACCTTGACCTTAACCTCAACCTGTTCTTTAAACATCGCGTTCGTGAGCATGTCGGCTGCCTTCTCATCGGTGACGCTGACCGGGGCATCGCGGAACATCCGGTCGCCTTCCTGTCCGTCCTGCCTGGCCTTGCCGAGACCACCCACGTCGATATAGTCCGGACCTACTTCATACATGATCTTTTTCATTGTTGTCTCCTTTCACCTAAACTCCGCATTCCGCACTCCACACTCCGCACTTATGCGTATGCTCTTCGCTCAAACTCGAATCCGTATACGAACTTTCCGGTCTTGATCAGGAGCAGCTCGTCGCTGATCGGCCAGAGATAGCCCGCGATCGGCGTGAGCGAGAAGCCGCGAAGCGTACTGAGCAAACTCTCGATGTATGTATACGCGCCGCGGCTGCCGTCCTTCATGCTCCGGAGATTCGACACGATGAGCGCCAGGCGGAACGTCATGTCCCGGTCGCTCCGGTTCGCGCCGATCACTTTTTTCTCTCCGTGCTTGCCGCCGGTGTAGATCACGCGCACGGCCGTGGAAGAGAGGACCGTTGCAAGCATCTCTTCCAGGTCGCCGCCCTGCCAGGTGTCGCAGTCCGCGATGCCGACCGTGGTTTTGACGGCGGTGATAATTTTGTCTTCGATCTGTTCGATTTCCGTGGTCATTGATTACCGTTTAAAGAGCCGTATAACCGGCGCTAAAAGGCCGCGCAAATAGAGCAGGCCGATGATACATGCGAGCAGCGATATCCATTCGATATAGACAAGCGGCCAGTGATACCAGGGAATTTTCGGGAGGACCGCGCCGCCGGTCGCAGGAGACGCTTTTTTCGCGGCCGCGTTCTGGCGCACCTTAAGCCGCTGCCTGAATGGATGCAGGGGATTGAACGGCTCCTGGGTGATGTAGGTCTTGGCGAGCTCTCCGGACTCCGTCATTGTCGGGATGATCACAAGCAACTTGCCGTCTCCAGGAGGCACGTCGTTCTTGTCCGCGGTCCGCTGGATCGGCGTCTCCGTGATCGTCTCTCCGGCCTTCGTCTGTGTCTGAATCTCGGGGACGATCCTGGGCATGCACGCCGCTATCATGAAAAACATGAAAAGTGTGATGAAGAGTTTTTTCAATCCGCACCTCCAGGCCCGATCGTAGCGTCAGGTTGTGGCTGACCGGCAGGAGCGCCCCAAGACCCCACTGCCTTGATGAGTTTCACCGCGGCAGATGGTACATAGCAGGCAGCCAAACCGATACCAAAACCGATATAGTCTGATCCGCTCAAACTCCTGGACCATGCCTCCTTGAGAAAACCAATGGCCAGGATAAGTGCGCCGTACCAGGCGAACACCCGGTTTATTTCGTGTTGTCCTTGTTTGTTTTTAAGCGAGATCATGCGATTACCTTTAGCGTCCCTACGTGCGCGCAGCCGTTGCCCGGCTCGAGCCTGATGAATTCAATGCCGGCTCCGGCCGCCTTTGCACGCGTCAGGATATTATTCACGAGCGCGAGGTTTGGAACGCCGTTCACCCGTGACGAAAAATCGATGGGCCACATGCCGTCGCTCTCGCCGGTGATGTGCGTGCTGGCCTGCATGATCTTGCCGAGCATCTTTTCCCCGGTCGGCCGTATATAGTTCTCGAGAATCCTGCAGGGCCGGGGTGGATTGACCACAACGCCGAGAACAAGCAAGCGGCTATGCGTCCGTTGCCAGAGATAGACCTTGCCGACTCCCGGTATATCGATAAGTTCGTCCAGGACGCCGTGCTTGAACTCGGGAAAATGCACCTTATGTTCGCCCGCGAATTTTTCTATCGTCGCGAGCTGGTCGAGCGCGCTGCTGTGGCCGCGCGTGGCCGTGAGGTCCATGCCGGTTGTAAACGGCTCAATGCGCGCGATGACCTCGTCCTGGTTGCCATCGAATACCGCGCCTTCTTTTTTGGTGATCATGAGGGCCTCAGACCTTTCGGATTAAACGGTCCAAACGTCAATCGAGTTTCTTTACGCTCACCGCCTGCGGTCCCTTTTTCCCTTCGCCGATCTCAAACTCCACGCTGTCGCCTTCCGCCAGCGACCTGAACCCCTCGGACTGGATCGCCGAGAAGTGGACGAAATAATCACTGCCTTCATCGCTGGTGATGAAGCCGTAGCCCTTTTGATCGTTGAACCACTTCACTTTTCCGGTTGCCATGAGAATTCTCCTTCGATAGGTCTTATAGGTCGCAGAGGGCCTATTAATATTGATCGAGAATATCTTTGCTAAAAGTCTTATCATCGGATGTCTTATTCGTTTTGAACGTTCCCTCTACCTGAGTTGTGCTCTCGATGCCGAGAGAGATCGTTCCCTTTTGGATCATGCCGAGCAGTCTCAGGGCGTTGTCATATTTCGCCTTGATGCTGTCGGGCATGTTCGCCGCGAACCGGCGGTCGTAGAGTCTATAGACCGCTATGCTCACCGACAAATCCTTAATCAGCGGCGGAGTGCTCGCGAGCGGCAGCGTGTATCGGGAGCGGAGATACCCGTTGATCAATTCGTCGGCCGCCAGGACCGCCGCGTCGACCTTGCCCTGGTCCACCGTGCCTGCTCCGGTATCATCCGTGAGCTGGATGACGCTGGCGGCGGTGATCGCGTTTTGAATGTCGGTCAAGGTGCTGTAGGGCATGGGTTATGCCTTCAACGCCTCGAGGCGTGCATCGGCTGCGTCGTTCACACCCTTGCGGTCGTCTCCCTTGATGTACTTCCGGATATCCTTCGCGTCGGTCATCGCAGCGATCGCCGCGGCGGCCTCAGCCACGCTTACATCACCCGACTTCAGCGCGGGCAGGGCTGTGGTCGTCTCCAACGGATCCACGCGCAGCATCTTCGCCTGCTCTTCGCTGCAGGTGAGCGTATCGCCTGCGCTGTATGCCCTGTTGTCGTGGACGATAAATTCGCCTTCGCGTACTTTGTACTTGGGCATGGTTCATCTCCTTATAAGCGGGGCGACGCCCGGAACTGCGACGCCGCCCCTTCCTGGGGTTGTCAGTTATTCCGCACTCCGCATTCCGAATTCCGCACTCGGACTACGCTATCGCGTTCTCGAACATGTACCCGAGGTCGCTGGCGGTGATCAGTTCCTTCACCGATTCGCCCACGCGAACCCGCTGTCCGCCGCGCATGCCGATCTTGGCGTCGGGCATGTTGCCCGCGATCCTGCTGCCCCACTGGGCCGTGTACCCGAACGACGTGCCGCCCCTGGTGTCGGCCCGGGTGTCCCGATAGAGGAGCGAGCAATGCTTGCCCCAGACCCGGGCCATCGTCGGGGTCTGGCCTTTCTTGGCCGTGTTGACCCAGCCCTCTCCCACGAGCACCTGGTCCAGCTCAAGGAGCGTCGCGAGCGCCTGACGGCTGACGATGCCCGCGGTCTGCGCGGTGCCGAAGACAGCCTGGACGATCTTGGGATGCATGATGAGCTTGGTGAAGGTCGCGCGGCCGATGACCATGATGTTCGGGCGGAAGATCATGGCGTCCATGGCGGTCAGGATCGCGCCCGCGGGATCGGAGTTTGTGTAATCCGACCACTGCGTGGTGCCGGAGAGCGTGGCCTTGTTGCCCACCGGATAGTTCGCGGCGGTGAATACGAGCGCGGAGGCCCGGACCTCGCGGGCGAGCATGATGAGGTCCGTCAGGCCCTCATTCGCCCTTCCCAGGGGATCGTAGGCCTTGCCCGTGAGCGCACTGACCGCCTCGGCGTTCATAACGTCCTCCTGCGGCACGGGATCGTCGAGACCGTAGTCATCGCACTTGGACGTGGTTTCCGTCGCCGTGAATTCCACTTCGTTCGGCGCGGACTTGCGGCCCACCTTGGTGTCGGGCACGGTGAAAGACTCGGCCTTGGTGTAGGTCGGGTACTTGAACTCCTGGGTGCCCACCGGCACGCGCGGGAGCACGTCGTCGGCGATCAACTTCGGGTTTCTGTACGCGATGGTGATCGCCATCATTTCTGGGGTAATCGGAAAAGGTGCGCTTCCCATAGTGTTGCCTCCTTTGGAAATTTAATAGGTCCTATAGGTCGTATAAGACCTATCAGGTTTTGATTACATGATTTACTGCCTCGGTGATGGTGATCACCCTGCCTGCCTCTTTTTCCGTTTTCTGAAACTCGACCGCCTTTGCCGCGATCTCCTGGGCATTGGTCATGTTCGTCTTCGCGCCCGAGGCCATCTTTTTTGTAGCGACCTCATCGAACGTTATCTGGTCCGGGAGCAGCGCGCAGAATTCACGAAAGACTTCGACCGGCGGCCGCTTGATCTTCGTCGCCTGGCCGGCGTCGTCGCCTGCCGAGAACTCATACGTCTCGATGCCGGAGAGCAGCGTCATGATGTCGAGCGCCGCGGGCATCATGGCCGGGGAGATCTTCCTTTTCAGGTCCCCGCCGAGGAAGCCGCTGAATTCCCGCTGTGCGTTCTTATCGCGCTCCGCTGCCAGGTCCGCTTCGAGCTGCGCGGCCCTGGCGGCGGATTCTGTTTTTTGCGCTTCGAGCTGCTGCTGTAGTTCAATGACTTTCGGCATATCGTCCTTTGGGTTACAGGTTAAGGTCGAGGTCGAGGTTTAGGTTTAGAATTCTCAGCCTAAACCTCAGCCTCAGCCTGGTGTTGCTTAACCCTGCATCACGCCCGGAGAGAGCAGAACTGTGATCACATCGCCGGTGACACCCGAGACCTCGGCGAAGCCGATGATCCTGGCATTCGTGCCCGCGGACGGCGCGGCGACGACGGCTTTGCCCGCCGCGTCCGCTGTGATGGGATCTCCCCTGGTGATGGTACCGCCGGCGATCACGTCGGCAATGCCTTCCTTGATGATGTCAACGCGCTCGCCCGCGATCCCTCCGACGTTGCCGCTGACGCCCATGAGCTTGTCCGCGGCGGCCGCGCCCAGGACGACGTAGTCATCGGTGGAGCCGGGCTTAACGATGAGGTTCGGCGTGACCGCCGTCTCGGCGATATATTGCTTGAGCTGTGGATTCCACATTTTTATACCCTCCTTGGAATGGCATGGATGTACGGGCAAGGCATGCCTTGCCCCTACCGTTACCTTTTCTTTTTGATCACCGAATT